AGTAGAGATTTCTTATTTAGAGATGCTTCTTTTATTACAGTTAGGAAGAATCTTACAAGAACTCAGTTAATGAATATGTTCCCTGAGTTTAAATCAAAAATTAGAAATGCAGCTGCTGCTTCTGAAGTAGTTTCATATTCACAAAGAGATATTGATTTATCAGCTAATATACAGGGTGAAGATATTACAATGGGTATTAAACCTGATGGCGAAGATGATGATATAATCCCATACTATGAGACATATACTAAAGTAAAGCATGCATATCGAAATGTTTTTATAAGAGTAAAGCCTTCTGAAGAACAGATGGAAACTATAAGAATGGAAGTTGAAGAGAAGTTAACTGACTTCCAAAAAGAGATAGAAGTTGGTCTTATAGAAAAACAAATGCAAATAGAACAAGCTGTACAAGCTGGTGAGATTATACCTGAGAGAGGTAAATTAGAATTAGAAAGAGCTCAGAAGATGGCTGCTCAAGCTCTAGAAGAACAGAGAATGCAGTTAATGTCAGAGGCTCAAGATAAAGCTACTATTATTGACCAGCAAATAATGACAGAAGCTAATTATAAGATTTTACAAGAAAGTGAAGGTATTGTAGATGCGATTCCATTTTATGAGAACAGAGTACATCTTACTTGTACTGTAGGTGACGATGTTTTCTTATATGAAAGAATATTAAAGATTATGGAGTATCCTATTATTCCTATCCCTTATATGTATACAGGAACTCCGTATCCTATGAGTGCTGTAACTCCTATGATTGGTAAGCAACAAGAAATCAATAAAGCTCATCAAATCATGTTACATAATGCTAACTTAGCTTCTAACTTGAGATGGATGTATGAAGAAGGTTCAGTACCTGAAGAAGAATGGGAAAGATATTCATCATCACCAGGTGCATTATTAAAGTATAGACAAGGATTCGCAGCTCCAACTCCTATATTACCAGCTCCTATTAACAATGCTTTCTTTACTGTAGTACAAGAAGGTAAGTCTGATGCTGAATATATAGCAGGTGTTCCTTCATCGATGATGGGATTTACTCAACAACAACCTGAGACATATAGAGGATTACTCGCAAATGATGAGTTTGGTACTCGTAGATTAAAAGCATGGATGGGTTCTATAGTAGAACCTGCTCTTGAACATCTTGGTAAATGTTTCCAGATGATGTCTCAAAATCATTATTCTGTAGAAAAGGTATTTAGAATTGTACAACCTGAAGCAGGTCAGTCTCCAGACCAAGAAAAAGAATCAAGGATTAATATTCCTATTTATAATGATTATGGTAAAGTAATTAGTATGTATAAAGATTATTCTAACGCAAGGTTTGATGTAAGACTTATAGCTGGTGCTACAATGCCTGTTAATAGATGGGCTCTTCTTGAAGAATACTTCAGATGGTTCCAAGCAGGTTTAATTGACGATATTGCGATGATAGGCGAAACAGATATAAGAAATAAGAAAAGTATTGTTGAAAGAAAATCAATGTATTCTCAGATGCAACAACAAATGTCATCTATGGAAGAAGCGTTGAAAGATAAAGAAGGAACTATTGAAACATTAGAGCGTCAGCTGGTACAATCAGGTATTAAGATGAAGATCGGAGATGCTAGTAATGAAATTCGTAAAGATGTATTAGATACAGAAGCTCAGCAAAA